AAAAGGCGTCAATGGGGAATCGGAAAGCAGATTTAAAAAAGGTCATACTGGTTATAGAACTAGACAAATTGGCGATGAAAGAATAGATAGAGATGGTTATATTTATGTTAAAGTTTCTGAAGGTGGTAACAAACACCATTGCTGGAAATTAAAGCATCGTTTGATTTATGCACAGTATTATGGCGAAATAACAGGTGAAACGATTGTCAGGTTTTATGATAACGACAAACAAAATTTTAATATTGAAAATTTATATGCGGTAACAAAAGGCGAAAACGCTGTTTTAAATCGTTTAAAATTTGCAAATGAACCAGTTGAATTAAAACCGACAATATTGGCAATGGTTAGAATGTGCTTAAAAGCTAAAATACCTTATAGGATTACTTGATGCAAATCACACAACGTAAAACTGCGGATTTAATACCGTATGTGAATAACGCACGAACACACAGCGAACAACAGGTGTTGCAGATTGCGGCAAGCATAAAAGAGTTTGGTTTTAATTCGCCCGTGCTGGTTGATGGGGAAAACGGAATAATTGCAGGTCATGGGCGCGTGTTGGCGGCTAAAAAATTAAATCTTGATGAAGTACCAACCATTGAGCTTAAACACCTCACCAAGACGCAAAAAAAGGCTTACATCCTTGCAGATAATCGTTTGGCGTTGAATAGCGGCTGGGATAATGATTTGTTGGCGTTAGAGCTGGGGGAATTGTCGGACGATGGGTTTGATTTGGATTTGCTTGGGTTTGATGTTGACGAGTTAAGTGGTTTTGATGATATCGAAGAAGAAAAAGAACATATTGAAATAAATGAATTTAAAGACGATTATGAAAAAAAAGAAATTATTATTGAGATTAATGTTGATGATCTTATTGATATAATCAATGATATTGATTTAATTATAAAAAAATATAGCAAAGCAAAAATAAAAATAAATGAGTAAATTCAAAGGAAAAAAAACAAATAACGCAAAAATTGACGCAAAAACAGAATTGCGAAAATTAATTGATTGCAAAGATTTGTCTGTGCTTGAATGTTTTTGTGGAAGTGGCGAAATGTTTGAAGCAGTATGGAAAGATGCTTGCCATTATGAAGGGATTGACATAAAAAAACAGGATGATTCAAGAATTACGCACCAAGGAGACTGTGCTTTAATGTTAAAAAAATTAAATTTAGAAAAATTTAATGTTTTTGATATAGATGCTTATGGATCACCTTATGAGTGTTTACATATAATTTTTGAAAAAATAAAAAAACAAGAAAAAAACAGAAAATATCATTTTTTTATCACTGATGGCATAGAAATAGACTTAAGAATGGGAAAAATAGAAAATTTTTTTGGATTATTAGCAGGTTTAAACGCAAAAAAATTAAATAATGCGCACTTATTGCATGATTGTTTTATTAAAAAAATAATAAAAAATTTATGTTTAAATATGGGTGCAGAGCTTATAAATAGCGCGATAGCAAAAGGTAAGACAGGAAGCGGAATGCGTTATTTTTATTTTTCAATAAAAACATGATTGTAAAACCTAACTTGTTAGGTTATTATTTACTCACTGCAATTTGGCAGGAAAACAAAAAAGGTGAGTAAAATGAATTTTAAAAAAGAATGGAACGAGTATGTAATTGGCTATGTGTTAACTTCTGATGACAATAGAAATATCAATGTTCAATACGAAGTAAACAGAAATTCAAATCATCCAGAACCAAATGTTGTTGCCGTAATAGGTGCTGAAGGTGATGAAACTATTAATGCTTACACTTATGAAGAACAAGAAGAAATTAAACAGTACATTTTAGCAGATGAAAAAATACAAGCAGTTGCTAAAGCTATGACAACAATAATTTATACATTAAAAAATATAAATTTTTATGAAATGTCAAATTGTGAAATTCTTGAATTAGCAGGCAAATGCAATGACTAATCAAATGACAGTTACAGAGTTTGCAAGAATGGGCGGAAGCGTCAAATCAGACGCAAAAAAAGCAGCAGCAAAAATTAACGGGCTTCTTGGTGGGAGACCTTTAAAAATACAACTTAATGATGATGGATTATCAGTCAAAGGGTGCAATATGATATACGCACCAAAAGGACAGGCTCTTGAGTATGCGGCATTAGCAACTAACCCATACAGAGGATGCGGTCATGCTTGCGCTTATTGCTACGTCCCTCAAATATTAAGAATGGATAGACGAGAATTTAATAATGGAGCTGTTGAAAGAACTGGGTTTTTAAAAAACTTAGAAACAGACGCTAGAAAATATGGTCACTTAACAAAAAGCGATCAAGTCATGTTGTCTTTTACAAGCGATCCGTATCACCCAGACAACACAACATTAACGCGTGATGTTATAAAAACGCTACATAATAATAATATAAGTGTGTCAATATTAACAAAAGGCGGCACACGGTCACTTCGTGACATTGATCTGTTTAATTCAAGCATGGATTGTTTTGGCAGTACACTAACAAGTCTTGATGATGATTTTTCTAAAAAATGGGAACCTAACGCAGCACTCCCGATGGATAGACTTAAAGCATTAAAAGAATTTCATGATGCTGGGATATTTACATGGGCAAGCCTTGAGCCTACTATAGACTGTGAAAGCAGTTTAAAAATAGTTCAACAAACATATAAATTTGTTGATTTGTTTAAAATTGGTCGTGTAAATTATTTGCCTATTACAAAAACAACAGATTGGAAAGATTACACTTTAAGAATGATTGATTTATGTCAAAAACTTAATGTAAAGCATTATATTAAAAAAGATTTACAATGCTATTTGCCTGAAGGGTACTACAACCCACTAAGAATAAATCAGCATCATTAATTTAAAAAACAAAGCGGCTTTAATTAGTCGCTTTTTTCCAATTAGGAAATTATGGCTCTCACACCTAAACAAGAACGCTTTGCTCAACTGGTAGCCGAAGGCAAAACACAGGCTGATGCTTATCGTGGGGCGTTTGATACTAAGCCAACAACTAAGCCTGAAACGATCATTGCTAACGCGTCACGGCTAATGGCTGACAGCAATATTTCAGCAATGGTTGACGAACTACGCAAACCAATCATTGAAGCCGTTGGCATTACACTTGAATCGCATTTAAAAGACTTAATGACGTTGCGCAATCTTGCTGTAAAAAATAATCAAATCAATGCGGCTATTACGGCCGAAATTGCCAGAGGTAAAGCAGCAGGCGTATCAACAGATCGCGTTGAAGCAACTATAAAAACAGCCTCAATAAAGAAATTTGAGTTTATTGAGGATGACGGATTAGATGACGATGACGACGAAGATTAGAGTAAGCACTCCGCAAAAAAAGTTTATTAATTCAAAATCAACACATCCAGCAATGGTTGCAGGATATGGAGCGGGAAAAAGTCACGCGGCAGTGTTAAGGATTATTAAACTTGCATTATACTATCCAGCAATGGATTTTGGTTTTATTGAGCCGACATACGATTTAATTAGATTAATTGCTTTTCCGCGTTTTGAAGAAATATTACAAAAACTTGGCATAGAATATAAATTAAATCGAAGTGATGCGACCATCAAACTAGAGAACGGTTCACAGATAATATTTAGATCGGCTGACAACCCAGAGCGTTTGGTTGGGTTTGAAGTCGCTGACGCGGTGATAGATGAGGCTGATACGCTACGCATAGACCAAGCAAGAACAGTATGGGTTAAAATGCTTGGAAGATGCAGACAAAAGAAACCAGACGGAAGAAAAAACACTCTTGCGGCAGTATCAACACCAGAAGGCTTTGGTTTTATGTATGAGACTTGGGGAAAAGAAAAGCGCAAAGGATATAAGCTAATCAAAGCCCCAACAAGTTCAAACAAAAGGCTTCCTGCTGGATATGTTGACCAGTTAAAAGCAACCTATTCAAGCGCACAATTATCCGCGTATCTTGATGGCAATTTTGTAAACCTTAACGCTGGGAGCGTCTACCATGAGTTTGACAGAAATCTTAATTCATCCATTGAAGTTATTAATTCAGACGATGTTTTGCATATTGGGTTGGATTTTAACGTTTCCAATATGTCTGCTGTTATTCATGTATTGCGCGGTGACAGCGTTCATGTTGTTAATGAGCTCACTGGCGTGTTCGATACGCCAACAATGGCGCGGCTATTAAAAGAAAAATACCCGTCACACAGAATTTTAATTTATCCTGATGCAAGCGGTAACGCTCGAAAATCAAACAACGCAAGCGAATCAGATCACAGCATTTTGCGCTCGTATGGGTTGCAAGTGTTGGTTAATTCACGCAATCCATTCATTAAAGATCGCGTGTTATCAGTTAACGCCATGATTCACAATTTAGGCGCAAGACGTTATTTTGTTAATGCGCAGTATTGCCCGATGCTTGTTGAATCACTTGAAAAACAATGCTATGCAAAAACGGGTGAGCCTGACAAAGCTGGTGGATTTGACCACGTTGTTGATGCAACAGGTTATTTTATTGCGTATAGATACCCGCTAGTGAATAATAGACCAACATTTGCAGCAATTACAGGAATTTAAAAATGGCAGTCGATACAAAACACAGCGAGTATCACGAATATTATGAGCAGTGGGAACGATGCGAACACGCAGCAGAAGGTCAAGACGAGATTCACAAAGAAGGTATTAAATACCTTCCACGCTTAAGCGGTCAAAATGACGCTGAATATTATGCTTACAAACAACGCGCGTTATATTACAACGCCACAGCAAGAACGATTGATGGCTTAAGCGGCATGATATTCCTAAAACCCGAAGTCATCACAGCACCTGCAGCAATGGATAATATTATTACAGACGTGACAATGGGCGGGTTATCACTGCATCAATTTGCTGAAATCATTAGCGAAGAAGTTATCACCATTGGACGTTGTGGCGTGCTTGTTGATTATCCACCTATTGTTAACGCGGTAACACTTGCACAAGCTCAGGCACAAGGCGCAAGACCTTACGCGACCATGTACGATGCAGAATCAATTATAAACTGGAAAACGGGGCGTATTAACAACGTTGAACAGTTAACGCTTGTTGTGCTTGAAGAAGAAAACGAGATCGCAGTTGATGAGTTTGAATCTAAATGTGAACCACAATGGCGCGTTCTTGATTTGATTGAAGGCTTTTATCGTCAACGTGTTTTCAGAAAAGACAAACGCGGTGAATTTATTTTAGTGGATGAAATTTATCCACAAATTAACGGCAAAGCATTAAACAAAATACCGTTTGAGTTTTTTGGCGTGCGTGACAATTCACCCTGCGTGGATAAACCGCCATTGCTTGACCTTGTTGACGTGAATTTATCGCATTACAGAACCACAGCCGATTATGAACATGGCTTGCACTTTACTGGACTACCAACACCCGTTGTGACAGGATATTATTCAGACGATAAAAGCGCGTCACTTCGTATCGGTAGCGGAACGGCATGGTTATTGCCAGACCCGCAATCAAAAGCATTTTATCTTGAATTTACAGGTCAAGGTTTAGGTGAATTGCGTGAAGCATTGCGCTCAAAAGAAGCAATGATGGCAACACTTGGGGCGCGAATCTTAGCACCTGAAAAACGCGCGGCAGAATCAGCGCAAACGGCTAATATTCACAGATCAAGTGAAAACAGTGTACTTGCTTCAATTTCACAATCAATTAGCATTGGATTGACGCACGTCATGGAGTATTTGCGCGATTGGTCAGGCGTAACTGGTGATGTTAAAGTTGAGCTTAATCGTGATTTTATTCCAAACTCAATGACAGCTCAGGACTTAGATGTTCTGGTTAAGAGTTGGCAGGCGGGGGCAATATCAGCTAATGTTTTGTTTGAAAATCTTGTGTCTGCTGACATTATTTCTCAAGATACAAGCTTTGACGATGAGCAAGAGAGGATTAAAATAAATCCTGCTGGCGGTGGAATGTTGTAATGGAAGAATCAGCGAACACGCAACTACGAGATAAAACGATTGCACATGAAATTTATTTGCAGCGATATTATTCATCAACAAGTAAAAAGGTCATGGACTTGTTGCGTGTTGTTGAAAAAGATTTGGTTAAACAATTAAAAACGCTCGACCTTGATAATCAAATGACAATCCCGCAGATTGACGCGCGGTTAGAATCAGTGCGGGCGATTTTAAATGAAGGTTATGATTTAGCCGGTAAAGAGTTAATCAGTAACATGAAAGACGCAGCAGAGTATGAGCAAGAATGGCAAATCAAAGCCATTGATGATTCCACGCCTGTTGTGCTTGATATGGTAGCGGTTGCGCCCGTGACGTTATTTGCTGCGATTGAATCAAAACCATTGCAGGGAAAACTGATTAAAGAATGGATTGATAAATTAGATCAAGATAGTTACACGCGCATACAGGACGCTGTTAGGATTGGCTTAGTTGAAGGGCAATCTTATAGTGACGTGGTTAAACGCATTACAGGCACAAAAGCATTGCAATATACCGATGGCATTAACTCACTTAACGCACGTCAAACACAGGCGTTGGTATCAACTGCAATGGCACACGCAACCAATACCGCGCGTGATGAGTTTTATAAAGCCAACGACGATTTAATAAAAGGCTGGCAATTTTTAGCTACGCTTGATTTTAAAACAACAACCCTGTGCAAATCATACGATGGTCAAAAGTTTGATTTAGGTAAAGGTCCATATCCGCCTGTTCACGTTCGATGCAGATCAAGCACCGTTCCTGTTTTAAAATCGTGGAAAGAAATGGGAATGAAAGACCCACCAGCGGGAACAAGATCATCACTTGATGGGCAAATTAGCGAAACAATCAATTATGACGAGTGGTTGCGTAAACAATCACATGAAAAGCAAGATGAAGCACTAGGAAAAGGAAAAGCTGAAATATTTAGATCGGGCGTAAAGCTGGAACGATTTGTTGAAAATGGGAAAGAATTAACACTTGAGCAATTGAAAAAAATTGAAAAGTAAATGTTTATGCTGTATAAATGCG